TTATTTTGATGAGAACACTGGTAAGTTCGGTCAATCATATAGACGTTCGAACCTACTGACTCTTGTAGATGATGTGAGTCCAGCTATCTTCTCCTCACGTTCTGAGACGTTTGTTCAGAGAAGATTCTCTCCAACACTGACTAAAATAGAAGACTACACGTTGAGATTTGCGGTGCCATTGGCATCACCCGATGATGTCCACTATAGGGTTACATCGTCTCAGTTTGGTTTTAAAAACAAGACATGTATCATAAGAAACAAATTAAACAGTAACAAACTAGAAGTCTATAACAGTGGAGACAACGAAGTTATTGTTGATAATGTTGGTTCCTACGAGGGAGATACTGTTCGTATCGTTGGTCTTCAGATAGATAACTACATTGGTGCAGATACTTTCATTAAGGTTTCTGGTAAACCAGCTAACGAGTCTGCGATTACTCCATTGAGACAAGACATCGTAGAACTTGACCTATCTAACACATTCTCAAGAATCGTTGATGTTGCGTCTGGGGTGACGAACTAATGACTAGTAAGAGAAATGATACTCTTATCGACATTGATAGAAGAGAGATTGCTTTTATTGAGCATCAAGTGGAGAATATTCTTCCCGCCTTCTTTCGTACCGAGTATCCGAAACTAATAAGTCTTCTTAAAGAGTACTATCATTTCGATGATGAAGAGACCTCGGCTGCAAGACTAATTCACGATTTGTTTTACAGTAGAGATATCACTCAAACAGACGTTGAACTTCTTACATATATTGAAGACGAACTCCTGTTAGGTCAATCATATTTTGAAGGTTTTACTGATAAACGTGCTGCTGCAAAATACTCTAACCAATTGTATCGTTCAAAGGGAACTCAATTCTCTATCGAACAATTCTTTAGAACATTCTTTGGGGTTGACCCAGAGATTACTTACACAAAAAAACAAGTATTCCAATTGAATGGTGGAGATGACTTTAAGGAAATAGAACTTGACGCACTCATGGAAGCATCAATAGGTTCTCCCGCCTTTCCTGCTACAACATATGGTCAGTTAGATAGTGATGGTGCAAGACTAACATATCAAAATTATCTGAAAGATAACTATAGACCAACATCAAGGATTGGATTTGAATCACAGAAGTATCTGACTAATGATAAACTGTATCAGACATTTGCGTTACTAGTAAAGACTGACATATCAACATCTGAATGGATTCAACCTTATAAACTGTTTGCACATCCAGCTGGTATGTATGTAGGTTCTGAGGTTCAGATTGTATCGGTGGTAGAAGATACCATGACCGCACCAAATGTTGTGCTAGAACCACCACCACCCATTGCGGTTCACTCAACCGCATCATTTGGAGATACTGGTTTGACAGATTTAACCGCAATTGTAGATGACCTATATACTGATTCAGCTGGTGTATACAGTCGTATCAATGCAGAGTTTAATTCTGTCGAAGACTTCTCTCTTGAAGAGATACAGACAATCAATAATCAGTATTCATCACTGCGTGAAGCACAGATTGCAAGTTCACCCACATTTGATGATTCGGATGAGGTTGGAACAAACGGTATGGACTTGAGTAACAACTACTCTTGGGAAACTCTTGACCAACAAAAACATCAATGGTGGAGTGCTGACTCTGACCAATACTTAAAAAGTTTTACACTATAACCTAAAAACCTTATAAATAGTTAAATAACAAACGGACTATAAAATGGCACAACAGACACTAAACAGAGGAACAGCGGCAAATGACGGTACGGGTGATACCCTCCGTGTTGCTGCCCAGAAAATTAACGAGAACTTTACAGAACTCTATACGGCTGTTGGTGGTGATTCTTCGACTGTAACACTCACCAGTGCTGGTGTGGTTTTTGAAGGTCAGGCTGCGGATGACCATGAGACTACATTGTGTGCAGTAGAACCTACTGCTGACAATATTGTATATGTTCCCAATGATGGCGGAACACTCATTCTAGACTCTTGTTCTCAGGTATTGAGTAACAAGACCATCCTTAGTCCTATGTTGACTACTCCATCTATTAAAGACGCAGACTCAAGTCATGCATACAATGTTGTAGTAAGTAATCTGGCTGCAAACAGAAATATCACGTTACCTCTATTGACAGGACATGATACCTTTCTCTTTGCAAATCATCCACAAACACTGACTAACAAGACTGTCGAAAACCCCGTATTATCCAACCCTGTTATGGGTGGATTGGATGGTGCTTCTTTATTGCTTGATAGTGCAAGTAATGAATATGTCAAGTTTACTAATGTTTCGAGTGCGGTCAACCATGTTCTCATTGGTAACTCTGCCGCTGGTAATAACCCCACTATTGACGTAGAAGGTGGTGATACAAACATTAGTTTAGAACTAAGAGCTAAAGGCAGTGGCGCAGTCGAGATTATGAACAAGTTGGTTTTCCAAAAGGGAACCGATGTCGCTGCAACCGAAGCAATAGATTTAAATGAACCCCTAACCGTATTTAACTCTGGTAGTTTAATTAGTCCAACTATTGGTGATGGAACTATCCAAGGTGAGGTAAAATACTTCAGTAATATTGCGGCAGGTGAAGTGAGATTATCTTCTGCAACAGCAGTCGCAAACATCTATGGTGTTGACTCTGCTGATGGATTCCTCAGTTTTAATCAAGGTGATGGATGTATTCTCGTATGGAATTCACTTGCAAGTAAATGGTTTAAGGTGTCCAATAACGGCACAACAATAGGATAAATGAAATGGCGATTGTAACAAACCCAATTAAAAAACAGGTTATCGAATCACTTGATAGTGATATCGGTTTACCTACTACACACTACTATGCCGCCATTGGTCGGTCAGAAGACTGGAATGATTCAGACGTTGCTCCTGCTCCACTGAATTCTGCAAGAGAAGAAAGAAACTTCCGTCTCGGACTTCAATCTGCTAAGAAGATTATCGACTTCTCCTTTGTTGTACCAAGATACAACTGGTCATCTGGTGCAATCTATTCTGCATATGATGATGCACAGGTAGGGTATCCTACTCAGACATACTATGTTATGAACGATAACAACCAAATTTATGTGTGTATCCAACAGGGTAGAAACGCAGCGGGTCTGGCACAGGTATCTACAGTTCAACCAACTGGTAATACAGACGGAACTCCGTTTGATACTGTTGATGGTTACATCTGGAAATTCCTATATTCTATCGGTGCTTTGGACGCAAACAAATTCATTTCTGCAAACTATATTCCAGTAGAACTTGTAGGTACTACAGATGCAAACTCCACGGCTGCGGAGATAGAACAAAAGGCAGTACAGAATGCTGCGGTTGCGGGACAGATTGTAGGTTACGCAGTTGACTCAGGTGGTTCTGGTTACTCATCATCACCCACAATTACGGTTGTTGGTGACGGTACAAATGCAAAAGCAGACGCAACAATCTCTGGTGGACAGGTAGTAAATGTCAAATTCATTGATAGTGATGGTTCTTATGCATTGGGTTCTGGATACCATTTCGCTGACGTTAATTTAGCAGGTGGTGGTTCACCAACCAAACCTGCTAAGATTCGTGCAATCCTCGGAAGTCCTTTGGGACTTGGTGGAGATGCAAGAGATGACCTTCGTTCAACTGCAATCATGTTGAATACTAAACCAACTGGGACAGAAGACCTCGACTTTATTGTAGGTAATGACTTCCGTCAGGTTGGTTTGTTAAAGAATCCTTATCCACATAGTCCAGATTCAGCAGGTGATTATTGGACAGAAGATACTGCAATCTGTCTAAAGAAAATCACTCTCAGTGCTACAACCTCTGGTTTTACTGCTGATAATAGAATTAAAGGTGGTACTTCAGGTGTTGAAGCACTTATTGATAAGGTTGACTCTGATAACATATGGTATCACCAGACAGAAGATACTGGTTTCGGTAACTTCTCTTCTAGTGAAGCTATCACAGAACTTAATGGTAATGGTGTTGGTGTGAACGGTACTAACGGAGGCAATCCTTATACTTATCCAGAAATTGATACGATGACTGGCGAAGTACTATATATTGATAACCGTGCTTCTGTTACTCGTAACACAGACCAGACTGAAGATATTAAACTCGTAATCCAAATTTAAGGTATAAAGATGCCAAACACTTTTACATCCAACGTATTTTCTTCCACCTATAAAGATGACTTTAAGGATAGTGATAACTATCATAGAATTCTCTTTAACAGTGGTCGTGCTCTGCAAGCAAGGGAACTTACTCAGTTACAGACCCTAATCCAAGAAGAGATTGGAAGGTTTGGTCGAAACATCTTTAAGGAAGGTGCTGCAGTAAATCCAGGCGGGCCCACAATCAGTAATGATTATGAGTTCATTAAGTTGACCACTGCAACCTATTCACTTCCTCAAGACCCACAAGATTTGGTTGGTACGATTCTTACTGGGCCAAACATCAATGATGCATCTGGTATTCAGGTAAGAGTACTTGAGTTCGTTGCGGCAACATCAACTGACCCCGCAACAATTTATGTTCAGTATGTTAATACTTCGGCAGGTGATTCGGGTACAGACCCAATTAGAATGGCTGCTGGTAACGTAATGACCAATGTTAGTCTAGGTTTTACTCTACAGGTTGCGAATGCAGTAGGTACTGAATTGCCTGTTGGTCGTGGTTGTAAAATCTCGAATGCAGAGGGTGACTTCTTCACTCGTGGCCACTTTGTGTTTACGAAGGGACAGTCAATAATTCTTTCCAAGTACACCCGATATCCTACTAAGGTTGTTGGTTTTAAAGTAACAGAAGACATCGTCACTGTTTCGGATAATACTGCACTGTATGATAATCAGGGTGCTACACCCAACTTGTCATCTCCAGGCGCAGACCGTTATCGTATACAACTTACTTTAACAACAAAAGATGCAGTTGCTGATGATGAAAACTTTGTTTATTACTGTGATGTGTTTGAAGGTAATATCGTTGACCAAGTAAAGGGTACAGAAGATTATAACAAAATCAATGATACCTTGGCAAAGAGAACCCAAGAAGAATCTGGTAATTACATTGTCAACCCATTCACAGTAGACTTCAGTGATTCAGGTACTAATATAATTGCATCTGTATCCGATGGTGTTGCATATGTAAACGGATACCGTGGTGCAACCGAGAAACCTACTTCATTA